GAAAGATATGCCTGCCACGTACACCAGTACGATTTGTAAGGGTACGAAATCAGATGGTCATCGATGTACCTTTAGATCATTGAATAATGGATACTGTCGCAAACACAGAGAGCAGGGTGAGAGAATATGCCAGCGAAGTATATCCAGTTCAAACCTCCACAACCACGGCCCAGAGCAGATGTATGTCAGGGGATGTCCGGGGTGTGAAAGTGCGAATAATGGGCTTATAGATTTAGGTATTTAGTATAGTAATGAGCAAAACAGATATTCTACTAACATCCATCAATAACTTTTATGACGACGAGAAGAATAGATCTACACTACTGACGATATTGGATAAAACAAGTGGTATTTCCCTTCGCAACCTGGAGTGGTTTATCACGAACTACGCAAAAAAGAACCATACCGCGTACCAGACTGGCGATGGAAAGTTATTCACTGTCCACTGTGCCTACAAGTCAAGTCTTAACGGATACAGTAAACAACTATTTGACCCATTCTGTCGGGCACAAAAGTTTAGCTATACAATTCCAGGTACATCTCATGAAATTCAAACGACACTGGCTCAGTTGAACTTCATCAAATGGTGTATTAAAAACAGAATTATTGACTACATTAGTGAAAATAAGGAGAGGCTTTTTAGTAAGCAAGTGACATAAATCCTCTATCAAACACAAATGTCTGATAGCCAGTGTAGTACATATTGAGTGAGTACGTTTCCGTGTTTATGTCAATTATAGTTGTATCAAGTTTGACTTCTATGTTTGTTTTTTCAGACTGCACTTGACTAAAATCCAAGTTTCCCGATGGTTCCACATTTACCGGATTCAACGAGAAACTATATGTGTAGATATTTCTAATAGGTCGCGATAACCTTTTTTGAAACGGAATGAGATACTTGTAATAAGAATGATCTGTCTTTGATACATTTGGAAGTTTGTTTCCATTTATATAAAAGCTCGCTTCGGTCATGAGTGGATAAAAGAATGTATTTTCTCCTTGGAAGTCAAGAGCTGATGAAAAGTTGAAACGATTTTGATATAGTCTCTCACCCTTCTCGATTGGAATTGGGTCACCAATAGATTCATCTTCATTCTCAAAGATAGTATTTCGTAGGAACCAATGTATACATTTTACGGGTATATTTGGTACTAAATTATTGCGAATCACATCTCTCCCGAGGTCGCTGACGATGACGGGGTGTCTTCGCACGAGATCTGTGATAAAAACTTGTCTCTCATTCGCCAAAAACTTTCTTTCTTCTGGACTCACAGTAATTTCTTCGGTAACAATATCGAAAGAACTCAGTTCTATTGGGTTTATCTCAAGATTTCTATCTGTAAAAAATGATGCTTTGTGAAACTCGAACTCAAATTCAATCTTTTGACGATATATCGCACACACGGGGAAGTATGGACGATTTGGTTTATTTGTTCCATATTCATCACTTGCAAACTTTCGTGAAAAGAAGAAGTGAATTGGTATCACGAGATCGGCATCGTATTGAGCTTCATCCTCGAACTGCACCAACGAAGAATCATCAAAACCGAGATTTCTATTGACAAGAAATCTGTTAGCTACTTTTTCCGACATTTCTAAATAAAGCTCGTCATAGATGATACCCCAATCGTCATAGATTTTCTCTATCTCGATATCATCCACGCGCATGGTAACGCTTTTTAGAATATGACGACCAAGTTGATCGGCGTAGTTTCCATCGGTTGGGTTTCTGAGACCGGGCATTGTCATACTTACCCACATATTACTCAAGAGGTCACCCATATTTCTTGGATTGAATTCAACCTTGATAGTTTGCCCAAATGGCCATCCAGCCGTGGCATTACCTGGTTTTATAATGTGTTTACTTCTGTGATACTTCCTAAAGTCAGAATGTCTCTTTACATTGTAATTAAAGAAGGATTCGTCTGGATCTTTGGAAAGCAAGTAGGTGTCTTGCTTCCCAATAGCTTTGAGCGAAATTTTCGCAGCTTCACCCATACCTATCTATTGCCTACATATTTTTAATATCCATTTTCCACATATCGATGTGACTTGTATTTTTCATAGCTTCCAGTTCCTCTTTCGCCTGCTTTGCTTCCTTGAGAAGTTCTTGGACACACTCTTCGGTATACTGAAGTGTTTTGATATTGAGGAGGTAGTCATAGGTTCCACCAATCTTGGGAAAGATTTGCGCGAGCTGTCTCTCCAAATCCTCTCTCCTACGTTTGAATACCACAATGTCTCCATCTATGACCATCATGACAAACCTTGATTTGTATCCACACATAGTAGCTCTCGTTTGGAGAACCTTGAGGAGGTGCTCCTTTCTTTTGATATAATGCTCAATACGAAGTTCCACAAAGTCTTTGAGGATCTCTTCGGGACTCGAATACTTGTAGATGCCTTTCACTGGGTGAAAGAGATGCATATTCGATGTGTGGAAAGACTTTCGAAGTTTCAGGTCTTTCACGATGTCCTTGCCAGTGTACCCAATAATCTCAAACTCCACATCTTCAGTGGTACTACTGTTTTTGTAGTTTGCGATGACTTTCTTTTCCACCAGATCATCCAGGTACTCTTTGTAGTCTTGTGTCCAACGACCAGGTGGAAGTTCGGTCACGACGATACGCGAACCGGTGTCTCTCCAGAGACCCTCGGTAATCCACGTACCATCTTCTTTGAAGACCTTGCCCTCAAAGCCTCTGAACCACGGTTTCATCTCTTTGATGGGAAGACCGCCCAACATTCTCTCTATATTTTCCTTAATGTCCTTGGGATTGAATGGAGGCACGTAGCAGCTGAAACCAGTGCCAATACCCTCCGTGCCATTGACGAGAACCATCGGGAGGGTTGGCATGTAAAACTCGGGTTCAATGGAGCGTCCATCGTCATCTAAATAGTTTAGGATTGGATCATCCCTTGGATCAAAGATCTTCCTCGCCTCTTTGGAAAGTTTTGTGAAAATGTACCTCGTTTGAGAGGCGTCTTTGCCACCCATGAGGCGGGTACCAAACTGACCACATGGCTCAAGGAGATTGATATTATTTGAACCCATATAATCATTTGCCAACTTGACAATTGTATCCGCCAGCGGC